CTAATCGATGGACAGTTTATGGACACTTTCAGCCAGCGGATTAAAGTTGATTGCGTCCTGTAAAAAGTCCGGTGAAAAATGCGCATAAGTCATTGTTTGCTGAATAGTGGCATGTCCCAGAATCCGTTGCAGGGTAACGATGTTTCCCCCGTTCATCATGAAATGCGTGGCGAACGTATGACGCATCACATGAGTAGCCTGTCCTTTTGGCAAATCAGGCTTCACCTCCTGGAGGATCTCGCGAAACCGGAGATAATCGACATCGTACAGCGGCCCGGTTCGGCGGGTTTTAATCAGCGAGAGCACGGCATCAGACACCGGAACCGAACGAGACTTCCCGTTCTTGGTGTTGAAGAACGTCACGCGATTACCGACGATATGCTCCCCGCGTAATTCCGCCGCCTCACCCCACCGAGCTCCCGTAGAAAGACACAGAATGGCGACACGACGCGCATCACCTTCGAGTCGCTCAAGAAGCCGATCAATCTCATCATCAGAAAGAAAGGCCATTTCTGTGTTCTGAACTTTCAGTTTGCGTATACCGCGTACAGGGTTCGCGTTGTGAAAAACCTCCGTCTCAATCAATACTGAGAACATCGTTGACAAAACGCACAAGTCACGATTAATGCTGGACGGCATTAATCCGGACTGTAATTTCTCTGACCGATATTCAAGCATAAATTTTCGCGTCATCTGGCTGGCGCGTGGATCTCCCATTTCACGTATCACCTTTTCCAGCCTGACCCTGTAGGAATCTCCGTAAGGCTGATTACGTCCGTCAAGCATCCACCAGTCCTCTATCAGTTCAGATAACCGCCGCTGATCAGCTGGTTTTGCCTGCCACGGCTTGTCATGAAAATTCTGTAAAACATACCTCTCAAACTCCTGGGCCTTCGATTTCAGGGTGAAGGTTTTTCGAATCCGCTTACCCTCAGCACCCTGCGGTCTTACATCAACCTTATAACGTCCGTCTTTGAGTTGCTTAATCGACATGATTAGCCCCTCCAACGGATAAATTAACCAAGCACTCCTTGCGAAATGCAATTCGCTCAATGTGTAGCGTCAGCCAGCATTGCGGCCTGATCGGGGTGATTTTTGGATAGCGTCGGTTGAAGCCTGATCGCCCTCCGACTGAGAAGAGCCATCAAGAGAGAGAGCCGGGGCTATTTGCCCGGCGGCAGGTAGCGTTTTATCCTTTAATAACCACAACATATACTTTTCGAATCGATCTACCTGCAAAACAGTCTCAACGATTTTTGCTCTGGCGCTTTTTTGCCCTGATTCATAGTTCCTTATGGCTGCTAAAGATAGTCCTGTGATATCAGCAAACTGCTTTTGTGTTAGCCCCTCTGCCTTACGTATTTGACGCAACTTTTCCGCATAGTCTATTGACAAGATAACCATTTGAGTATTAACCTCTCGCACAAAGATAACCGTACGATTATCTTTACAAACCAAAACAAACCATAACAAGGCGCGATAAGCGCACCAACGCAAGAGGATAACAAATGCGGAACATCATTGCCGATAAAGAGTTATCTGACCTCCCGCCACTTCAAGAAAGTGACGCACCAAGCGACTCCATTAACGCCGCCAACGATGGCGAACACCAGGAAAGTAAGCCTCGTCGCACTTACAAAAGAGGAGCAACACTTCGACTAGATGGACCAATCGCCGGACTTTGCTCGCTGGAAAAAGGTGCTGCATATGTCGGGTTAACAAAACTGGCACTACGTACTGCCGTGGCACGTGGACAAATGCCAGGGCATAAAACACGTACAAACCCGGAAGATGAAGATTCAGACGGCGTATGGTGGTTTAACGCCAAAGAGTGGGACAAGTTGGCCGACGAACTACCAGAGTGCGAACCACCAGAATGGCACAACTGGAAAAGCTACTGGACGTATGACCGCCAGAAAAGAAAGTTCTCTCCAGCAGACAAAGAAGACTGCCAAACCGTTAACGGAAAACGGGTTTATATGGGTAGAAGCTCAAAACTGGAAAAACGCAGGGAACACGAGAGCGATTTATCATAAGCAACATCAATAGCGTCGACGCATTCTTTGCACGCCCGAAAGAACAGCGAGATGCATGGTTACTGTAGCTGGGGCTTTGAAATGACAAACCACGAAGACAAAGCACTACTGGAACGACTGGAAAATCTGAAAAACGAAAAACCACACCAGAAGCTTTTGCTGGTTTTCCCGGGAAAACCGCAGATTGAAATCAGCGTTGACTACCACGAATTACACAGAACATTCGCTGGTCTGATGGCATTAAAATCAAAGCTTCAGAATGGCGAAGATTTAAAAGATGTCGCCCTGCGTCCCGACGATGAATACGGCCATTTTTGTCGTGATGATGCAGGAACTATTGGAATGATTTTAGAACCTGCATGCGGTGTCATGCTCCGTTTCCCTGCAGAAGAAGCCTTTGAACTTTATCGGCAAATTTTAAGTAATGACAACATGGTTATTGAGGTCGGAAATGTGCCAGAGAAAATCTCCGGCACAGAAGTTAATTAATCAGGAAAAATATATTTGCTTGCCTGAGGATATTTTTTTAGCGTGAGTTTACGCACTTCGCGCATAAGCTTACGAATGGTATTTGATGGTTCTCCTTTATTCGGAGGATTAACCGGCGCTTTCTCTAATACAGAAATTGCCGCATTTAGCGCATCAATAACCTTTTCATCATAGGACATATTTTATTCCTTTGTGGTTAGTAAAACACGCGCCATTCACAGCCCCTTCAAGACTGCAGGCGGTGGAAAAATACCACAAAACCATGCGCCGGGCATGGCTAAAACCCGGCACAAATTCGCAACAACAGCGGGATATTTTTGTATGAAGCAACAGCACAATTCTTCACAGCAGCGCTTCCGCAGCAATGCAGAACGCCACGCTAACCGTTTCTCCACCAGTGCTGCCAGCACAAAACGCTACAGCCTGCAGGAAACACACGCCACACCTGACGGGTATCTGGTTAAACAAACAGGTAAACACACCTGGCTGATTAATGATGCCGGAATTGTCATACACAGAGGCGCACGCAACCCGATTACCGGAAACACCTGTTATTACCTGACTCGCGGTGATGACCAGTTCGGACAGGATTTCACATTACACGAAGCATTGCGCACGGTTGATCGCTTAATTGCAGGTCGTAGTTTTCAACATCCATGGGGGAATTAATCCATGACAACAACGACAAAAGATATGGTAGAGATAGCCTCGGCCTACACTCTTATCATACACCGACTCATAGATAATAATGCCCGTGATGCATTAAATACGGTGAAACCTTTATCGGAAGCAAAAAGCGATATTATCAGCGGATTAAAGTCACTACAGGAATGCGCACGCTATGCAGGTGATCACGCCGCATACATGGCCATTAACGATGCAATTGAGCGCATTGAATCAGGTAAATCATTAAGAGCTTTTGTTTAAGTATTTTCCGGGGAAATACAATGGACAAAGAATATAAAGTTCTCATTAATAAAGCCCTTGAACGCTTTAATTTTCGCCTGAGTATGTCAGGAGTTGCCGCCGAACATGCAGCCAGAGACTCACTGACCAGGGCAATCCGCAGCCTGTATGACACGGCTTTTTACGCTGACGATTTAGATGCACTCAATGAGCTGGCTGAGCTTGTTCGTGATGCTGAATGTGGAGTGCATATCAAACCATACGTACTTGGGAGCGCCGCATGAATATATTTATTTCCTGGCTGATTCTTATTATTTCCGTGCTCTGCGCGATTGGCATCGTAAGAATTATTGATTCCGTAAAAGATATCGAATCATTATTTACTGGCGAAAAACGCCGTAAATAAAACGCCAGATTAAACAGGAAAACCAGCAAACAATCCGCACCCGCGGAGGAATTCACTCATCTTGAAAACGGAGAAAAACAATGTGCAGCAATGAAAAAATCAGCGAAATGTTTACCAGCAAGGAAGTTATCACAGCCACACAAAAAGCGCTGGCAGAACTGATTAATGCAAGAAAGAAAGTGCTATCGGAAATGGACTACGATAACAGCCCATCATTTTTTGTCAGCCAGACGTTGCAAATAGAAAACATGCTCATGACGTCAGCAAACAACATCATCGGCGCACTCCATGCGAAAACCCTCCGCCTTGAGCGCGAACTGGCAGAACTCCGGGCACAGTCAGGTCGCTTTTCAGCATAAAGGGGGCGGGACGATGCACAACATATTCACTGCCACAAGGCGAACCATGCTGACGCATTTCACCGATGCCGTGGGCCGCGAATTCATGGTGGAAAGTTATTTGATCACAACAACCACGCCGTGCCCGTCAGACGCTGATTATCTCTACATCCATCTGACTGACGGCACACAAATCACAGCAGTCGCAAATACCGTACGCGAAGTGATGACCATCCGGGGAGCATGGAAATCAGAAAGGCACGGCTATGGAGAACTGCAACCATGATCAGCAAGTACACCACCAACGCACGCAAACCCGGAAAAGATGCACGCCACCACATCGCTGTACTCCGCAATCTGCTGATGGAGGAAATCGACGACTTCACGGCAACGCTGAGCGGTCCTGGCGCACCAGTAACACCGGGTGAGATCCACCGCGAGCTTAAACGCCGTATTGAAAACGCCATTGATTACACCCTGAACCCGACCGAATAACCGGCACAGGCACGGAGGTTATCACGATGATACTTCAACCAATGGGGATACCAGGCAAAGCCCCTGCGCACGTGAAACCATGGACACGGCAGGAAGACGAGATGCTTACCTCGCTTTATCAGGAAAACAGCACATACCAGATGGCTGAACGAATTCAACGCACCCGCAGCGCAGTTATGCACAGAATTCGTGTTTTACGTGATCGTGGATTAATTGGTCGCAAGAGAAAGACGCTGAGCAGAGAAGAAATCAATTTTCTCATCAGAAACCGTCACACCAGAACAGCGCAGGAAATGGCAGTCATGGTGGGATGTACCCGTCGCACAGTACAGGAACACCTGAGTAAACGTGGTTACAGACTGCAGAAATGCGGAGATCTGCACCACCTGACCAGATACAGCGATCGCCTGGTGGAACTGGTAACAGAACTACGTGATGAACAGTGTATGACATTCGCCGCGATAGCAAAACACATCAATCACACACTGCAAATAAAAGCGACCACTAACACAGCATATCTTCTTTACAGTCGCCGCCGCACTGCCGACGACATTGTGCTGTACGAACTGCTACCGGACTGAGTAATCGCCATGCACACACAAAAACCGCTTTCATGGGATTTGTTGACACACGAAACCTGTAACAAAGAGGCCGCGTTATGAGCAAAGAACTGTTATCCGGCACACCGCTGAAATGGGTGGGCGGGAAAAGCCGCATCATGAACACACTGAAGGCGCATCTGCCAGAAGCGGACTGCCTGGTTGAGCCGTTCGTGGGTGGCGCATCGGTATTCATGAACACCAGTTACAGCCGATACATCCTGGGTGATTCCAATGGTGCGCTGATTAATTTCTGTCGGGCAGCACGGGACAACACTGACTGTCTGATCAACGAAGCAAAAGACCTGTTCCTGGAACACAATAACAGGACTGACTATCTCGCTATCCGTAACACCTTTAATGCAGAGAATCATGCATTCCTGAGCACGGGAATAAGCGACCGTCGCGAATTACGGCTGGCCGCCATGTTTTTATACCTCAACCGGCACTGCTTTAATGGCCTGTACCGGGTGAATGAAAAAGGGGATTTTAATGTCCCATTCGGTGGCTACCGGGCTCCCTACTTCCCTGAACGGGAAATCCGCGCATTTGCAGACAAGGCAAACAGCACCAGAACACTGCTTGTTCATGGCGATTTTCAGAAAACGCTGAACACTGCCAGTCACCTGTTCAGCATAGGTAGTACGCTTTGCGTGTACTGCGATCCCCCTTACCTGTCATTCAGTGGCCGGGACAATTTCACCGCCTACGAAAAACCCTTCACGAAGGACGAACACGTTCGCCTGAGAGCAGCGCTTGACCGTCTTTCACAGGAAACAGGTGGAATGACCAGCATAACCATTTCCGGCTCCGACACACCGGAAGCACGGCGCATTTATCAGGGCTACCGGATGAACCGCATCCAGGCACCGCGAAGCGTTGGCGCAAAAACCCGAAAACCAGCACCGGAGGTTATCGCCACCCTGAGACAGTGCGACGCCTGTGGTCGCCATGGCGGCGGCTACTGTCCGGACTGCGGCACGGTGACGGGAGATACAACTTACAGCGCGATGTTTACCTCTTCCACCGCAGAACAACCGCTGATGCCGTACTCCGTGAACTGCTACCGGACTGAGTAATCGCCATGCACACACAAAAAAACCGCTTGCCATGCCGTAATCAGTCGGGTTACATTCCCGCTGCACCTTATAAAACGGGTGCCGGGTTTCGCAGCCTGCTGACTACATACGCGCACAACCGCGCCAGCGGTTTTTTTGTGCGTACTGCATTGCCACGTCTTTTTCGCATCAGAATTATGGCGGGGCGTACGGGGCCGACTTCGGTCGGGCCGGGATCGTATGTAGCCGGTACTGCGAACCTCGTACGTCTCGCCACCCACAGTTTCGCAGCTCTGGATGGTGAGTTTTTAAAACTTACTACATACGAGGCCACACCATGGCAAACCGCAAACAACAGCGCGCCCGCGCTGAGCGCCTTCACATCCGCACCGAAATCAACCGCAGACTTTTCCGCGCATCACGCGTCGCGCAAATCATGCACATCAATATGCTGCATGAGCGCACTCACGCCCTGTCAAACCGTTACTGTGCCGCTGTTTTCAGCTACCTGGCGGATGATCTCGCGGAACTGCAGAACCTTATCAACCAGCAACACCACCACTAAACAACATCCTGAAGCCATCCCGCACCCGTACGCGGGAGGCTTCCGCACGTCTGTTACCGGAGGTTCACATGAAGAACGTTAAGGAACTTTCAGATATTCAGGATTTTTTTAACTGGATGTGGTCGGTGGATCCACACCTCGCCTCCCGCCTCAATGACTGGCATGACTATTACCGCCGCGCCTGTAAACAGGCAGCCAGCAGTATCACCACATCAGGTGATTTCTCCTTCACCGTTGATGACCGTTACCGTGTTGACGTCAGAGACCTGAATCACAGCCTGAATCTGGGCCTGTTCCACATCAACGGGCACGACCACAGCGTAATCAGTTGGTCATCGTCAGAAATGGCGCTCGTACTGGACATGACAACCCACAGCGTGGCAGTGAAAGGGATTAAAACGGCAGAAGGCTTTATTGACGAATACCGGCGCCTTCTTGTGCTGTACCGTGCCGCATTTCAACGGGCAACTGCCGGGGAGTGAGCGCCATGAACACCAACCGCGAATGGGCCTGGTCATGGAACGCTCCACTGCCCGTTATCGACCCGGAAACCTTCGGCAGAGCGTTACCACAGAAGCCGACGGCATTACGCAGGGCAATTCAGAGCTACATCAACGAAGACATCCGGATTAATGCCCGGCTGGATGAAGAAACCGTCGTCTTCCTGACAAGCACAGAAAAAGGCAGGCAGATTAATTCGCACCTTCATCACGACGAAGAGCGGCAGATACGGCTGGAAAAGCTGGCCAGGTACAGACGCGATAACCCACCCACGCTGGTATCCGAGGCCATGGCAGAGCTGCGCGCCCTTCCGGCCTTTCTCGCCGGACCGTTGATTCGCAGGCTGGCGTTCTTCAGACGCAAACAGGACGATGCCCGTCAGAAAGAACTTAAGAACAACAGCGCATACGCAGCGGATAACTTCGTTCGCCACGGGCTGCGCGCCCGTCTGAAACGCATCAGACAGGTGAATGAACGGTTTGCCACTACAGCATTTAAGGCCACCGCTGCCCGCGAACGACTGGATGAACTCCTGATACTCCCGCAACTGGAGCGCGACGACATTCAGCGCCTTGCCACCCTGACCGCCACCGCGTTTTCCGCCGCACTGGAGCGCGCATTTGATGAGGCCATCAAAAGGACCGGAAAGGGGGATGATGACCTGTACACCTGGCTGCTGACCTACCAGCCGCTGGCACATATGGCGTTAAAACTGGGTGTCACCCCGCCCTGCTGGCCGTCGCTGGAAATCAGACCCGACCGCCGCACCGCCCCCGACCTGGAACAGGTGCCGGGTGCAGTCATGCGTCTTTCCTGCGCGAACTGGTGGAACGGTCAGTTAAGACACCTTCGCGACATCTGGCGGGAAGAGCTGTTACGCGCCGCAGGTCTGGTGTCACGTAAGGAGTCGGTATACATCAGCCATGAAGCGTTACTGGACTGGCGCGAAAAACGCCAGCGCACCCGCGATTTTCTGAAAGCCTGGGATGTCGAGAACGAAGAGGGAGAGCGGTTCAGCCTTGAGGATATCTACTGGGCCGGACTCGCCAATCCGCGCAACCGTCGCAACGAGATGATGGCCTGCGTCCGGGGAATGGAGCAGGTCGCCGAAGCGCGCGGCGATGTGGCGTTTTTCGTCACCGTCACCGCCCCTTCCCGTTTTCACAGCGTGAACGATGACGGCAGCCTGAACCCGAAATTCTGCGGGGCAACGGTACGCGATGCCAGTGATTACCTGGTTTACAGATTTTTCGCTGCCGTCCGCAAGGCCATCAGCAAAGCCGGGCTGGGCTGGTACGGTGTACGCACCGTGGAGCCTCACCACGACGGCACACCGCACTGGCACATGCTGGTATTCACCAGTCCGGAAAACGAAGCCCGTATCACTGAAATCATGCGCAACGCCGCCATCAGGGAGGACCGTGCAGAGCTGGGTGATGATATCTCCCCGCGTTTTAAATGCGAAAAAATCGACCCAGCAAAAGGCACCCCGGCAAGCTATATCGCGACCTATATCGGTAAGAACCTGGACGCCAGCGTATTTATGGGGAATGACCCGAAAACCGGCAAACCATACGCAGACAGGGAATCAGGCAAAACAATGGCAGAAACCGTGGAGAACGCCATCGGCTGGGCGACCCTTCACCGCATCCGCCAGTTCCAGTTCTTCGGTATCCCGCCACGCCAGGTATGGCGCGAACTCCGCCGTCTTGCCGGGCAGATAGCCCGTAACCCGAAGGCACCACAGCGCCTCGATAATGAAGACATTGACGCCATACTGGCCGCCGCTGATGTGGGATGTTTTGCCACCTACATCACCAGGCAGGGTGGTGTACTCATTCCCCGCAACACGTACCTGGTCCGCACCGCATACGAAACCGCCGAAGAGGCCAACGACTACGGCGAATTTCCGCAACGTATTTACGGTGTCCGTGCACCGTCACTCGGGGAGCAGTACACCATATGCACCCATCCGGACACCTGGAAACTGGTCAGACGTAAGCCGGAAGGTGAAGACAGCGCCAGCGAAACTGATTTTGACGTTGAGGGCGACTTTGTCGCCCCTTGGACTCGTGGCAATAACTGTCCCCATGACCAGAATTTAACCAGTAATGCCACGCCAGAAGGGCAACAGGACAGACGCAGGGAGCAACGACTTACCCTGCCGGAAGGTGATTTAACCGAATGGCTGAGGTCGCTGACACCGGTACAGAGAAAACAACTCACCCGGCAGTTGAAAAACCCGCCACCTGACACAGAAACCGTGAAAAACGGCGGCATCAGTGCGCCCACTGACGGCGTTCGCGTGGATGTCGCACTGACAGCAGAGCCACACATCACCGCACAAATCACCTGCGAACTCGATGCACTGGGCGTACAACTGCCTGACGCAGCCATTATTTCCGTGCGTAACGGGGCCCGTGTTCTCCTGGATGACGGGCGCACCGCGTACTGGAACGACAACACCCGCCGCATTGAGCTCAACCCTGCACAGAAAACGGAGGGGCCACAATGACCCGTTTTTACTGCACCATGCAGCGCCAGCGCTTTGACAACATGATGCGCCAGCGCACGCCATTACTGACTCTGAACAACATTGCCACGAGACCACAACCCGGCGATGAACTGGAAATCACAGTGGTCAATCCTGACCGCACCACGAAAACCACCATTACAGATATACTCAACAGACGGCCGGGAAATGAACATAAGAGCTGGATTGTCTCAGTTCGTACCCGCCGTTCGCCGGAGGAGTCGGAGCCGTGCACACCTGCAGGGAAAATCATGCAGAAGTACCACGAAGAACAGGCACACAAACACAACGCAGCACTGGCCAGAACACTGAATGTCGTCAATCGCAAGGCCGCCCTGGCGGGAATGGTCTTTTCACCACAACGCAATTCATTCGCCAGGCCGACACAACACCGGAGAACACCACAATGAACGAAGTCGATTATCAGGCGTTGCGTGACACAGCAACGGCAACAGAAAAAGTGGCAACACCAAAGAAACTTCTGGCATTTCGTATTAAGGCCACACCATCGGTGGTACTGGCTCTCCTGGACGAACGGGACAGGCTCAGGGATTACGTTAACCTGTACGAAGGAGAAAAGTGGCATTACTTTCAGCTCGCCGGGTCCGAGGCTGAACGTGCAGATAAAGCAGAAAAAGAACTGGGAAAAGCGAAGCTGCGCATCGCTGAGCTGGAAGAAATCGCGACTGACTATGCGCTGAAATTCCAGAAAGCCCAGGATGCACTAAAGCATGCAGTCTTACTGCACAAAAACACATCAAGGAGCTTTACGGTTTTCCTGCCAGAAATCAGTGAATACTTCATCGACGATGTGTTTCAGCCTTTACGCTATGAACGGGATATTGAAAAAGCCGTTATCCTGGCAGGTGGTGTGGTCAAATGGCATAACAAGAAATAATTAAGAGAACCGGGAACAGGTGCGCAAATTCTTTGTGCGCCTGTTCCCGGTTGGACAAGCAAAGCGCGTCAGAAAATGGATGAGCAGAACATGCACAATAAAAGGCATTTACACAGAATCCTAAACAGGCTCTCAACGTACGGTTCTTATCCTCCGGATATCCATTCTGACAATCTGGTCACGAGGGATCCATGTCGCCAGATTGCCAGACTGCTTATCCATTACGTTATCATATTTCATCCATTCACGACTGTTATTATCTCTGTAATGTGTGACATAAAGAGTAATGTCACCATTGTTACCAAGCGTCAGTGGCCCATTTGGTAGCTGTTCAAAATCAGCCGATAAAAGAGAACGTAATACCGAGCCATCTTTCAGAAATACTAAAACCTCTGTTACAGGAAAATCAGTCTGTTCAAACATCGACTGCCACGCAGAACTACTACTGTCTGACCATGAGATATCATGCTTTCTGAGGAAGCGGTACATCCATGCTCGTGCATATTTACGCCAGTATGCGCCACTCGCCACAGCATATAAAACCGTTGGAAGTGTAGCCGTCCAGTCATCAACACCTGCCCATACAAATGCATGGTAAACCATAGCGGAAAACATGCCAAAAATCAGGGTGGAAAACGTTATCTCTGTAGGTTTATGACTATCGTTGATCCCAACAGTTGATATGAAATAGCCAATATATCCACAGGAAAGCGTGACAAGTGCCTCCCATGGTAAATTCAAAAGAGAAGAGTCCAACATCAGTTACCCTCATCACCACACTCATCCAGCCTGCAGCAATTCCAGCGCCATCTGCTTTTCTTCCGGGCGCATGCGTTCTATCAGTAATTTCAGTACACCGTTATCCAGACCGCTTGGGACAAGCGTATGAGAATAGGTCAGATTCATCACCCAGGTATGCCCACAGTCAAGCCGGGTACAGCGGTAATATACATCGGCAAAATGGTCCGTTTTCCATACGGTTTTTTCAATAATGGCCACCGAACCACAGCAATGACACCGTGCCTTTTGTCTGCGCATGTTCCACCTCCCGACAGATTGCTTCGGTCGTGGTGATTTTAACCGCTCTCGTCCTGTACAGCACATTATCTGCCCTGCTCTTCAAAATTAAGGTCAAACACCACGCGCCCGAGGCGGAGAATATCACGGTCACTGTTGATACTTTCCATTATCAGCCGTCGCATGGGGATCACTTCATCACGGTAGTACGCTTCGCGTGATTTGAGCGGATCACCAAGTCCGGCAGTATTGGCTGGAATAATGCCAGCCAGCCCTGGCGGGAAACGGTGCGCAACAAGTTGGTCCTGCGCACTGATATTCTTGATATTCAGAAATTCATCTTTGGTACCGGTATCACCAACAGGAATTACCTTCACCCCCTCAGCATTCCCTCCGGGTATATTAATAAACATGGATTTAAAATTTCCTGCGCCTTTTGACTGTTCAATTTTTTTACGAAACTCATCCTCGAGCTCAGGCGACATATCAGGATCCGTGGTATATAAAATGTAACCGAGGTGTGCGCCGTTTTTAAAATATTTACGGCGGAACCGGGTGGCATCCACATTAAGCATGGCGGACTCCATACCATGGATATAGTCCGGAACCCCATATACCTGTTGTTGCGGATCGTAGATGGCAACAAAGACCACTTCATCAGGTCCATATACCGTGTCATCCATAGCCATCTGCACGATCACCGTTCCACCGTTACTGTTGCGGCGCAGATACAGGGAGGGTAGCGTGACAAGCCTGACCACTTTCCCGAAACCATTGCGCACTTTCAGCAGTCCGACATCACCGAATATCAGCAGGTTGGTGACAGCAGCTGTCATTGCCGCGTGACTCATGCCGCCACCACTTTTAAATCCCTGCATAATCATATTAACCCGCGCACGTAACACTGCCCCATGATAGGGGGCAATATTGGCCAGTACGGCAAGGTCCATCCGTTCAACAGGCGGCTGGTAATAGCCGTTATAACCGTCCCAGAATGTGCCGTTATAACTTCCCCAGGCAGCAACTGGCTCGGGATCACCAAATTCAATCAGGCTCATTTTTTTGCCTGCTGACTGTCCTTGCGTATTCACTGCGACATCACCTTGCTGCCGGCACTGTTTATTCTTTTTAGTCATCAGCAAAAACCCACGTTGATTTGCGTTTATTTTTGTAATTCAGCGGCTCATTACTGAGCGCATGGGCAATAGCGAAAAACACATCCGCATGGCCGGTTTCCTCACTACGTTCTGCCGTAAAGGTAACTTTGTTGCCACTGCCTGTGGTTTCCTGGCGAATGGCCATGAATGAAGCCGGAATATCCTTTGCCTCTTCATCCCATTCGATGCGCCGGGCATCCACCACATCCAGCATTTTCATCACCAGACGATTTTTACTCTCAACGCTGTAATGAATGGCCACGGTTTCACGGCGGGCAAATCCCTGAACAAGTTCATAAACGCCATACCCGAGCCCGGTGACATCTATCCCGATAAAGGTCATGTTATAGCGGGATTTAATGGCGCGGATACGTTCAGCCATATACTGAAATGACATGCTGCGCCAGTGATGTTTTTCCAGTACACGAAAGCGTTCCCCTTCGACCAGTGGCGGTGCCACCACCACAAACGTGGCATTATCCCCCCCTCTCGCCGGGTCAAAACCGCCCCAGACCTCACGATTACCGAACGGCGCCGGTTCATCAGGATTGAAGTCCTCCCATATTCGGGGGTCAACACCACAACGCTCCAGATCTTCAAAACGGAAAATGCTCTCCTTGTCGTCCACGAACTGGCACATAAACAACATCCTGAACGCGGTCTCACTGTATCGTTCGCGCAGTTCGTTGATATCGGCAAGGTTAAATCCACCGGCAATGGCATCTTCCAGCGTCACCACGTAACGCCACTGCCCGTCAGGACATTCGCGCCCACCGTCACGCAGCTCATCAAAGGACGGGAATTCAACCTGTTTACGCTTCGGATCTCCGCGTCGCCATTCATCACCGGACCAGAACGCGTATCCCTGGTGTGTTTTACCGGACGGTGTAGAAAAATAGGTCAGACGCCACCGCGAGTGTGTGGCCATACCGGAAGCAACCGTATTAAGACGTTCAAAGCCGGGGATCCACAGATATTCATCAATGTACACGTGACCACTGTTTGACTGTGCGGTGTTACTGTTCGTTGCCAGAAAATACAGCTCAGCCATATTACTTAACCTGACAGGATTACCCTTAATTGCGATCCCAAATTCTTGCTGTGCAATTTTAACAATATAGGTACGAAAGACTTCCGCCTGACGTTTTGAAGCGGACAGAAATATCTGAGTGTCGCCAGTTAATACAGCATCTTCGAAAGCTTCAAAGGCAAAATAAAAGGTTGCACCAATCTGACGGGATTTAAGCAAATTACGTACACGGCGAATTTTGTTTTTCCGAAGGTGTAACTGATAAGCGAACAGTTTTTTAGTAAACGGTTCAAAACTCTCTGCCGTCAGTCCGGAAATATCATTAGCCTTACGTCGGCGTTCTTTTTTACCGCTTTCACTGTTACCACGGGATACCGGCGAACTGTCTGCCATCTCAACAGACATATGTTCAATTTCTGCCATTCGTTCTGTATGTCTGTGTCTGGCAGACATCAGTTTCACATGGTGCCCGATAAGACGATCAAGTTCATCCCGCTCTTCCTGACTTTTATGTTCACGCTCTGTCAGCGTCATCACACGACGGGCGATCACCTCCTCCACACCTTCGGTACTGAGCTGCGTATACCACTCATATTTTGTTGCCCAGTAATAAACAATACGCGGACTGTTAAGCCCCAGCTTTTTTTGTATTTCTTTCGGCGTATACCGTTTCAGATACAGCGCACGGGCAGCAGCTATCACTTCATCAGAATAAGCCATAACTCCTCCGTATAAATAAACTTCGACCATTTTCGAAAAAGGTCTTTCTGAAGACGAACAGCAGAATTCAGTTATTTTCGGATATACCGGTTTATCCGAATACAGCAGAAATAAACAGGATGACGCCGGCACAGGATTATTCATCTAATACCCGCAGTACGGTTTTATCAGTGAATAAATTTCCTATGACGAAACAGAAAACAGACTGGGTTGTGGTCGCCACCTCGGGAAAGGCTGTTGACGGTCGCGATATTGAAGAAAAATGGCTGACAGATGCCGCAGAGGTCTATAACGCGGAAGAATACACTGCCATGCTCTGGCCATATCATGCTGACCCTGGCTGGCGTGCCTTCACCAACAACTACGGCACAATTGAGGAACTGAAAACCGAAAAATTCGGCGACAGGATCCAGCTCAAAGCCCGCATTGTGCCGAACCGTTTCCTCCTGGAAGCCAACAAAGCCGGACAGAAGCTGTTCACATCCGTGGAAATCAGCGATGACTACATGGGCACCGGCAAATTCTGGCTCAGTGGTATCGCTGTCACCGACACACCGGCCAGCATTAACACCACCCGCCTGCACTTTTCACAGGGTAACGCTGTCCGCATGGGGAATGCAGAAACGCTGAATTTCACGCTGCAGCCTGATGATGAGCAGGCCAAACGGGGCTTTTTCTCCCGCTTTTTCACTTCGTCACCTCACAAACAGGAAGAGGCACCAATGAACCAGGAACAATTTAACCAGATGATGAGCGCCATTCAGCAGACCGGAGATCGCCTGGACAGACTGGAAAATCAGTTCAGTCAACTGTCAGCGCAGGAGAAATCAGAACCTGACGCAGAAAAGACAACGAATGCACAGGATAACACGCAGAAGACTGAAGGCACTGAAGCCACCTTCACCCAGTCAGAAGAGCAACTGCAGAAAATGTTTTCCACCATCGTGAATATTGCACAGAAGGTGGAAAATCTTGAAACCGCATTCAGCGAACTCAGCCGTGAAGCCACCACCATTCCTGGAAGAGCGCCGGAAACCAACACGTTTAAACTGATTTAAGGATAAAACGATGCTGACACCAAAAGCCACCGAACTGATCCGACAGAATATCGACGCCGTTCATCGCAATTTCCGCAATTGCCAGACCTCTGACGGGAAATCATTCTCATTAACTGAACCGCTTTCAACAGCCATTCGCCTGGCACTGATGGAAAACCTGGCTTTCCTCAGTCTGATCACCATGATGGATGTACCACATCCGAAAGGTCAGGTTATCAATATTGGCGACTCTGTACTGCGTACCGGGCGCGTGAAAGACGGACGTTTCACCAAAGGGTCAACGTTTGACGGTAATACCTTCGAACTGGTCGAAACCGATTCCTGCAACATCATTCCATGGGACACACTGGCCATCTGGGGCAATGTGGGAAGCCAGCAGGAATTTTTCAATCTGATGAACAACGCCGCGCTTCACAACTTTGCCGAAGATATTTTACGTATCGGCTTTAACGGGGCCAGCGTGGCCGAAAACTCAGATCCGGAAACCAATAAGCTCGGTCAGGACGTCAATATTGGCTGGCATCAGATCGCCAGAAACTGGGGGGAAGAAGAAGGACGTACCTCAAAAATTCTGACAGACCCGGTCACCATTGGCGAGGGCGGTGATTTTATTGGTCTGGATGCTGCAGCATCTGACATTATCCGAAGTGCCATTCCTGCGCAATGGCAGGATAACCCAAACCTTGTTGTCCTGGTTGGCGCTGACCTGCTCGCTGCGGAGGAGGTCCGCCTCTACAACAAAGAGGATCGCCCGTCAGAGCAGGTTGCCGCACAGCAACTGAGCAAAAATATTGCCGGTCGCCGCGCCTTCTGTCCGCCATTCATGCCCGGAAAACGTCTTGTGGTCACCACACTGCAGAACCTGCAGGTGCTGACGTTGCAGGGCTCGCGTCGTCGTCGCGCAGAAGACGTCAGCGATCGTAAACAGTTTGAGAACAGCTACTGGCGTTATGAAGGTTACGCCCTTGGGAATCCGGAGCTGTATGCAGCGATCGACGAATCAGCCGTCACAATCGTAAATGCAAAAGGGAAAGACTGAGGGCTGAACCATGACACCGTTTCAGCGTCAGCGTGAAAGACAACTTGCCGGACAAAAGGCTGCCGGACTGCAGACACAACAGGCAGGTCATGTTATGCACGACAGCCAGCATATCATGCTGCTGGCGCTGGAGCAGGATTTGAAGCGACTGCATGACATTGAACGTATTGCTGACAAAGTTGAAATGAAACGCACCGTTCTGCTTCCACGCTGGCTGCCACATGCACAGGCTTACCTGGACAAGGGACGCGTGTATCAGAATCCTGTGCTTGTTTATTGCGTGATCTGGCTGTTTGACACCGGTCAGTTTGAACACGCGCTGCAGTGGGCAGATATTGCTATCGCTCAGGGGCAACGAATGCCGGAAAGATTCCGGAGCGGACTGCCCACCTTCGTGGCACATTTCATTCTGGAATGGGCTGAACATGAAGCAGAGCGGGGAAACGGATCAGAGCCTTACTTTTCACAGGTCTTTGACAGGGTACGCCATACCTGGCAGATAAATGAGCGCCTGACGGCAAGATATTACCGGTTTGCCGGGCTTCAGTTACTGAGAAACGGCAACGATAAACCACTGGCCAGCACCATCAGTGACCAGAACATACTGATAAAAGCGGATGAACTGCTGGCAACGGCAGAAGCGCTGCATCCAAAAATTCAGGTAAAAACACACCGTCAGCGTATCGCGATGCGACTGCGGGCGTTACTGGCGGAATAA